GGAGACGTTGAACGGTACCGACCACGAAAACCTGTTGCTCACCCATGCGCCCATCGTGGGCACCCCAACGGTGACCGCGGACGGGTCGCCCGTGGTGGACTTCGAGGTGGGTGACGCCAACGCCGGGATCCTGTACCGCGAGGTCGGGTGGGCGCGAATTGCCTGGGTGGGGTGGAACCACGACGTTGAGGTGGACCGCATGGCGAGCGGGTACCCACTGTTCGTGGTGGACTACACCGCAGGGTACAAGCTGCCCGCCGACAAGGACACCACGCTACCACCCGACATTGAGGAGGCGGCGATAATGACGGCGATTCAGTGGTACCGCCGCACCAACAGGGACAGCGATATTCGGATCAAAAAGGTGGGTGACCTGTCCATCACCTACGGTACCGAAGGTGAGGAATACGCAGGGGTGCCATCTATGGCACGTGCGCTGCTACCGGAGCGCGTCATATGAGCTTCCTTGGTGACTTCGGCGACATGCTGGCGCAGACCTGCACCCGCGAACCGTGGACCGGGCAGGACAGCCACGGACAACCCACCTACGGGACCGCGGTCACCCACAGCTGCCGGGTGGTGCACCAGCCCACCTTGGTGCGCTCGGTGGGGTCCGCACGGTCCGAAACCGAGGGCAGCGTGCGCGAAACCATCAGCCACGCAAGGGTGTGGACCGACAACGTGGGGTGGACTGAAAAGGACCGCATCACCCTACCGGATGGCACCACCCCGGTGATACTGGAGGTGCGCACCTTCCCCGATGAAGCTGGCAACCACCACCAGGTTGTGTTGGTGTAACCATGGCGGGCTTTAACGTCTCCATCAAACTTGAGGGTGTCACCCAAACGATGCTCAACCTCGACGGTGCAAAGTACATCGGCGGTAGGGCCGCGATGAAGCAGATGTACATAGAGGCCGAAAAAATCATGGGCGTGTCGAAGGCGCTGTTCGTACCGGTGGACCACGGGAACCTGCGCAGCTCGGGGCACGTGGCGCTACCCAAGATGACGGGGCCATTCCAGTGGGTGGTGGAGATGGGCTACGGTGGACCCGCGGTGCCCTACGCAGTGGTGCAGCACGAGCGCCTTGATTATAAGCACACAGTGGGTGAGGCCAAGTACCTTGAAAAGCCCACGCTGCAAGCTGCGCCCCACGTTGGCAAGCGGGTTGGCATGGCCGTTGCGAAGGAGCTGCGCAAGCTCCAAATCAAGCAGACCGGGAGGTAGGTATGCCGCTGTTGGAAGATGTTGCGAGCTTACTGACCGCTGGTAGCTTCAGCCTGGTGAGCGGTACCACCGGCAACCTGGCGCTGGGTACCCTACCCGACACCCCGGTGCTGTGCGGTTCGTTGGTCGAGTACGAAGGCGACGCGCTGCTGCGCTCCCAGGACGACGCGGGTGCGTTGACCGAGATGCCGCGGGTGCAGTTCATGTGGCGCGACACCGACTACAACAGCGGGGTGACAGCGGTGCGCGCTGCGTGGGCAGCGTGCGACGTGGTGAACACCACCATCAACAGCACCTTCTACCAACGCATCACACCGCTGCAAGCACCATTCACGCTGGGGCGCGACGAGAACGACCGCTGGCTGTTCGCCTTCAATTTAACGATTACCAGGGAGGCACCATGAGAAACGACGCGTTAGAGCGCCTGTTGGGGCGCAGCAACGAGGAATCCGTGTCAATGGAGAAACCCAAGAACCGCCCGCCCACCACGCCGGATTATGACGAGGAGGTGTTGCACACCATGTTCACCTTGTCGAAGTGGAGCGGGTTGGACAACTACGTGTGCCGGTGCGGTGCTGGGTTCCTCGACCCGAAGACCGCGGTTGACCACTGGCTATCGCAGCACAGCGGGTGGACCCCACCACCGGCAACTGATATTGTGGACACGGGGTTGGTGGCACCAAGCGGCAACCCCATATACAAAGAGGTCGAAACCGAACCCAACGATGACAAGGAGGACGACGAATGACCCAGCCACTTTCAGCTCACGGTACCTTGCTCCAACTTGGGGCGTCGGGTGGTGGTGGCCCATACACCACAATCGCGGAGGTGGTCGATATCAGCGGCCCGAGCTTCAGCCAAAGCACCTTTGACGCACCTTCGCAGGACACCACCTGGATGAAGCGGGTGGCCGGAATCGTTACGGGTGGGGAGGTGTCGTTCACCATCAACTTCATACCGAAGGACGCGACCCATGACGACAGCACCGGCATCCTGTCGGCGCTTGGTAGCCTTGACGTGTACGGGTACAAGCTGGTGTTCAACGACGCCGGTACCGGTACCGCAAGCGCGTGGACCTTCGACGCATTCATCACCGGTTTCGAGCACAACGAACCGGTGGATGGGATCCTGCAAGCCGACTGTACTTTGACATTGAACGGACAACCGGTGTTCGCCAAGGGCACCAGCTAACCAGGGAGGTATGAACAATGACACAACCACTTTCCGCACATGGCACGCTGTTGCAGATGGGCGACGGCGACGGCACTGTCGGCACCCCGGTGCAAACCGGAACGGGTACCGACGATCTTTCCATCGGGTCCACGACCGCGTATACCGGCCACCTGGACGCCACCTGGCGCGTCGAGATCGACGGTACCGGTACGCCCGACACCTTCAAGTGGTCGAAGGACGGCGGGGTAACCTGGGAAGAAGTGACCCGCGAGATTGCGGGCGCGGCGACCGAGATGCTGCTGGACGACGGCGTGTACATCGAGTTCGCCTCGACCACCGGTCACACCTCCGGCGACTATTGGGACTTCACCGTTGCGGTGACTCTCACCACGGTGGCCGAGGTGGTGGACATTTCCGGGCCGACGTTCTCGCAGAGTACATTCGACGCACCCAGTCAGTCCACCACGTGGATGAAGCGGGTCGCTGGTATTGTGAACGCCGGGGAAATCAGCTTCGACATTAACTTCATCCCCAAGGATGCAACCCACGATGACAGCACCGGGTTGCTGTCGCTGTTGGGGGTGTTGGACGACCACGCGTTCGCGCTGCTGTTCAACGACGCTGGCACGGGCACCAAGTCGCAGTGGCGGTTCTCCGGGTACATGGTGGGCTTTGAGCACGACGAGCCGGTGGACGGCATCCTCAAGGCGAGCTGCACCATTCAGATCAACGGGGAACCAACGTTCATCCAGGGATCGAGCTAACCCAATGAGGAGGGGGATATGAGCATTCCGGCAGTCAAGGTGCCGTTCATGCTGGGGAACCAGCAGCGCACGGTGGTTATGAACTTCAACGCGTGGTGCGAGGTAGAGCGCGCCACCGGCATCAACCCGTTCGGCGGGGAGCAGTTCGACCTCTCCTCGCCGAACAACGTGCGCATCATGTTGTGGGCGGGGTTGCGCCATGAGGACCCCACGCTCACGCTGGAGCAGGTTGGAGATATGCTGGACGCACACGAAGGTGGTTTCACCGCGGCGCTGGTCGCCGTGTCCCAGGCGCTTGAGGCGTCGCTACCACGCGACCTTGAGGTGGTGGAGAACGACGACGAGGGCGCGGAGGGAAACCCAACCGGGGGCCGGTGACGTGGGAACTCCTGTGGGCGTTCGGGCGCTACGACCTCGGGTTGACCGAGGAGGGCTTTTGGGCGCTCACCCCGCGGGAGTTTCACTTGCTCGCAGAGCGGTGCGACGTGCGCACCCAGTGGAAGGACATGCGCGCTGCACTGGCCCCGTGGATGATGTCGGTACTGTGGACAACGAAGCGCACCAAGGTGAAGGTAGAGGATTTCATGGTGGGTCACCTCATGGAGAAGGCCACCACGAAAGCACCAGCGCAGCGCGAGCAGAACCTGCAAGGGAAGGTGAACTCGGCGATGCACATGCTGGCCGAAATGGCCCGTCGAAAGTAGTAGGTGACCGATGGCGATAACGGTTGGTGACCTCGTAGTACGGTTGCGCACTGACGCAGCGGCGTTCGCGCAGGGGTTGGACGGTGCGTCCGCTCGCCTGAAGGCCGCTGGTGCGTCGATGACCGCGGTGGGTTCCAAGCTCACCATGGGGGTGTCCGCGCCGCTGGGACTCATAGGGGTCAAGGCCGCGAAAGCATCCATGGAATTCGAAACCGCATTTGCCCACATTGAGGGGCTGGTCGGTGCGTCGAAGGACACCATGGACAAGTTCCGCACCGCCATCGACCGCATTGGACCGATCGCTGGGAAGACCGGTGGCGAGCTGGCGAAGGCGTCGTTCTTCATTACCTCCGCTGGGTTGAAGGGAGAGCGCGCTGCTGCTGGTATCGACGCGCTGGAAGCGTCGGCCATGGGTGCTGCTGCGGGGTTGGGCGACACCGCAACCGTCGCAGACGCTGCAACCTCAGCGATGAACGCCTATGGGGAAGCTAACCTGAGCGCGAAGAAGGCGGTCGCCACCCTGGTTGCCACCGTGCGCGAGGGCAAGGCCGAGGCCAGCAGCATCGCTCCGGTGTTGGGGCGGTTGCTGCCAATCGCTGCGGAGCTTGGTATTGGTTTCGACCAGGTGGGCGGCGCTCTTGCAGGTATGACCCGCCTGGGGTATGACGCCGCCACCAGTGCCACGGCCATACGCGCCACCATGGTGCAGATTCTCAAGCCCTCCAAACAAGCGACCGATGCGCTGGAGGAGTATGGGTTGTCGTTCGCGGACCTGCGCACCCAGCTCAGGGAGAAGGGTCTTATCTCCGTCCTCACCACCTTGCGCGAAAAATTCGGTGAGAACGAGGTGGCGATGGGGAAGGTGTTCCCCAACATACGCGCTCTGTCCGGCGTGCTTGCGCTGGTGGGTAAGAACACCGCGGAAACCGAAAAGATATTCGCAAGGATGGCAAAGACCACCGAGCAGGACTTGGATACGGCGTTCAAGGCCGTAGAGGGTACCGCTCGCATGAAGCTGGACCGTGCGATGGCCGAAATCAACACCGCATTCCGCGAGCTTGGTGACCGCATCCTACCGGTGGTAGTGCCAATGATTGAGAAGCTGGCTGCGGGTATCTCCGCGCTCGCCGACAAGTTCTCCAACCTGCCCACCTGGGTGCAGAACGCAGTGGTGGGCTTCGGGGCGTTCCTGGTGGTGCTGGGGCCGCTGCTCATTGTGCTGGGTGCTATCACGTCATCCATGGGTTCCCTGGCCGCTGGTGCGGCCGCTGCGATAGGAGCGATTGCAAAGCTCATACCGGTGACCACCGGGTGGACCACCGCGCTGTCCGCGAACG